AACTTTCCGATTTCTCTCAAGGCTGAAATAACAGACTTTTTGCCCAATTCTCGAGCAAAGTCGGGGTTTTCGGCAAGGTGATATAGGATTTTCGGCCCTACGTCACTGTCCATGATCGCGTCTCTCACGGGGTCCGATACGGACACATCGCTGGACTGAATCATGTCGTCGAAATCTGACAGTTGCTTTCGTGCTGCATCCACTTTCGTCGCCCAACTCTTTTCGAATTCGGCTCTCGATTCGGCTGCCCTACGGTCGGCGTCTGCCCTGTCCCTTTCTGCCATCTTCTTGTCAGCGGTATGTTCAGCCAACGCCTTGGCGTATTCGAACATATCGTTGAATTCTTCGGGCTTTGGCTCTGGTCCCAGATCGTCTTGCGTCGATTTAGGCTTGGCTTTCGCTTCCAGTTCCTTAACCCGTGTTTCCAGCACTTCCCGCGCTTCACGTTCCTTACGGGCATCTTCCCGTGCGGCTTCGCGCTGCTTGGTTATCTCTGAAAACCGCCTCTCAATCTTCGGATTTGGCTTGCGCTCTTTCTGCTCGCCTTCCGCTGTTGCCTCATTCCCTTCCCCGTCGTGTCCACTCTGATCGCCTTCGGTTTCCGGCTCTACCGCATCGGCAGCATTTGCTTCCGGCTCGGCAGCCGCGGGTTCCGCTGGCTTTGAATCAACTAGACCCATCTTACGGGCGGTGAATTCCGCTAAATTCTCGCTAGTGACCACATTTGCGGCCACTTTTCGCTCAACTTCAGACATAGGTTTCCCTAAGAATTAACCCAATGAAAACCCACTGGTAGGCTTGGGTTAACAATTTAACCCTTTTTGTAACCGTGTCAACTTTTCAACGAATTGTTAACAGGTTATTGCATCGGTGGCATGCCAGGCTGCATTTGTTCCTGCGGCATTTGCTGTTGGGGCATTTGCTGCGGCATCGGCGGCGTCATTTCCTGCGCCACTGCCTGAATGCCTTGGACAAAAGGGCTGGCGCCGGCGTGAATATCCGCGCTGGCTGCGTCGGCAAAAGCATATTGCTCGGCGTTCATTCGGGAAATCATCCGCGCCAAATCGGCCGGCGACATATTGGCCAGCAGCAGTTTAACGACGGCTTCAATTTCCGTCTTGTTCTGCGTAGTGATTGCTCGAGTGTTTTGGTCGTTGACCTTAACTTCCGCCATTGTTTCCGTGTTGTGCGCCTTGGCGACAGCCCGTAGCATTTCGCGGCGGGTTTCCCCGTCCTGCTTGGTCTGTTCAACGCTCCCGCGGTACTTGATATCAAGCCCCATCGCTTGCATTTGCTGCTGCTGATCCTGAACCGTCTTTTGCAGCTGCATCAGCATCATCTGAATTTTGGGCGGAATGTCCGATTTCTCATCAATCTGCGCCAGCGGGTTCATTGCGGCCAGCCGGTCTGCAATCGTGTCGGCGCCTGGGAAGTCCATGTTCCTGAACATCAGATCGCCGGCCACTTGGAACACTTCCTGCTGCGCCATCAGCGGCAACATGGCTTCGACAGCCTGTTCGCGCTTGCTGTTATAGCCAGGGCCGGTATCCATCACGATGTCATATTCGCCCACCGTAACGTTGTTAAGAACCTCGCCGGTCGCTTGAACCTCGTTAATCGTGGTCATGTCCGGCTTGCCGTCTACCCCAATGATCCGCAATACGCGTTCGGTATCGTAGATTTTGGGGATCAGATCCAAAATGATCTTGCCGGTCCATTTGATCGACCGCGTCATGTTGTCGTAAAAATGGAAATTGGACAGGTCAACCTGCCCTTGTTGGCCTTGCAACGCTTTGCCCGACACATTGCCAGGCAGCTGCTGGGACGGGTCAAATATGCCCATCACCGTTTGAAGGTCGTTGCTGACTTCCATTGCGGCTTGCATGATGCCCACCGGCGGCGGCTCCGGCTGCAATCGACTCGGCGCTGGCGCCTGTTCGCCGTTGATGTCCCGCTGCTTGTACCGCAAAACAGGCATGGATTTGATGTTGGCCATCGCCCATTCGTTTTCGTGGCCTTCGTCCTGCCCTTCCGCCATCACCCATTTGGCCTTGGGCGCCAAGGCAATGGATTCGGTCATGCTGGTACGCCAAAAGTTGTACATCCGCTGCGGATCCTTGGCAAAGCGCACCAAACCGTACTTCTTGCGCTTGCCCTCAATCACCACCTGGGCGCCGTAGCAGGGAACGACCGGAATATACCGCCCAGGCCATTCCTTTTCCTCGAGGATCTGCATCGCGGTCAACTTGCACCACTTGACCTTGCGGCGCCAAGACGCCTTGCGCTTGACCTCTACGATGCCGGCCGCGTCCAATGTTTCCTTGGGCGGCAGTTCGTCCTCGTAAGCCTTAGTGCCGTCCGACAGCATTACCAACGTCGCTTTCTTACGTTCAACGTAGAAATATTCGGCAATGCGAATATCTTCTTTCATCACCCATTCGGCGGTTGAATCGCCGGTTGCTCGGGGCAAAAAGCCAACGCCATCGTCCGCGTCTGGGTACATCTCGCGAAACGTGTCTTTGGAAACGACCGTTGTAATCAAGCATTTATCAGCGTCCGACCCGTCCGGCCGAATACTGTTGGGGTCAAAATAGACCGAAAACGGGTTGTCGATAGCTTCGATAAAAATGTCTTGCTCGAACGAATCTTCCCGAACGTAATCGGTCACCACTCGCCAGTAGCCCCAACCCATGCGAACGGCATACTCGAACGCCGTGTCATAGGCCGTGTCGGCGTTGGAATTGACCTCAATGTGACGGGTAATGCCCTCGATCACCTGGGCAACCTTCAGGTCGCCTTCGTTGTTGACCGGATGCACCTTGATCCGCGGCCGCTGCTGGCGCTGCTGGTTCGTGACCTGCCGAATGTACGGGTCCAGCTTGTTGATCGTTAGACAGGGACGGGATTCGATGTTGCGGCTATTCTGAATCTCGACAGGCCACTGGTCGCCGGCGGCAAACTTTAGATCCTGCAACCCTTCCTGACGGTTGTTCGAGTCGGCTTCCCCGACCAGGCGCAAAAACTTAATCGCGTCTTGAATCCGCGGATCGCTGGATTGATCTTGATAGTCCGACATTTGTGGCCCTCGTTTAGCCCATCCAACTGCCGGCCGGTGCGTTAACTTGCCGGCGGCGCTGCTTGGCTGGTTCTTTAATCATCAGCGCAATATACCTAAATGCGTCCGCACCATGCGAATACTGGTCGTGCAACGGACTTTTGCCAAATGCTCCGGTAGTAGGATCTACCTCGTATCGGTAGTGCCGCAAGCAATTTAGCCCGTCGGCACAGTTCTCCCGATCAAACCAAATGTTCGGGAAAATGGTTCGAGCCGCGTTGATCGAATCCACCACCGGCACTCGCGGCATGATGCTGGTCTTATACCCTGCTCCGCGCACAATTTCCTCAATGCTGCGGCCATTGGCGGCCAACGTTTTGTTCTCGGCGTCATGCGGCAGCCAAATCGTGTCGTAGACGTAGCCAAACGTTTGCAGCTGCGCCAGGTAACTGGTCATGGTCCGTTGGCTGCCCTCAAAGTACCGGATCAGCCTTGTTTCCATGCCGATGAACTGCACAAACCACCATGCCGTCGCGTCCGACCAACCCAGATCACAAACAGCATGGACCGGCTTAGTTGGGTCGTAGGGTACCTGGGTGATTCGGTCGTCGGCTTCCGCCCTTTGCATCTCGTTGGCAAAAATTGCCCCGTCGACCGTCCGCCGGCACAGACCTTCCCAAACGTTGTTGTAGGCGTTTAGGTCCCGTTCCCTCAACGCGTCCTTTTCGATCTTGAGCGTTTCAGGAAACCACGGGTTGTCGGACCAGTTGATCTTGATAATGACCGCGTCTCGCGGCGGCTTGGCCACAAACCGGCTGTAGGTTTCGTCCGTCTCTAGGTCTGGGTTGAACGATACCCAAATCTCGGACCCCAGCTTTCTGATCGTCGGGATCAGGATGTTCCACGACAATCGGCTGACGGTCTGGCCTTCCTCGATCCAGCAGATATCCACACCCTCAAACGATTTGATGTTCGTCGGGTTGTTCTTTAGGCCAATAAACGCAAACTCGGAC